ATGATTACTAGAAGATCTTCATTCGGTAATCCTGGTGATATATTACGCATGAAAAATTTCGTATATAGATCAGCTCGATTAGTCGGGGCATCTACTGAACCAGTATTTGTGCCGGCACTTAATAAATAAATTTATAGATAATAATAATTATTATATTTAATAATAATATATATTTATAATAAAAATATCATATGAATAATATAACTGTTTTATTTCCCGGAGGGTTTAAACCTATCACTGGAGCACATATGCATTTAGCTAATGAATGTGCCAATCATCCATCAGTGAGTAAAGTAATAATGTTAATAGGTCCAAAATCTAGAGCCGGAGTAACCAGAGAAAATAGTATAGATATTTTTCGTCTATTAAACAATAATCCTAAAATAGAAATACAAGAAACTCCATATCCAAGTCCGATACTTGCTGCATATGAATACTTATTTGCACTACCGCCAGATACACAAACATCATATGCATTGGCTGCAGCTAATAAAGACAATGATTATGTTCGTGTAAAAGGATTTATTAGCAACGTAGAAAAATACAAGTTGGTTGGAGATAAAAAAGGAAGAAAAATACCACATGGAGTAAACGCAGAAGAAATCAATGTTGCAACAGATCCATTAACAACGACATCTGGACAACTAATATCTGCTACTGTTACGCGAAATGCAATTGAAGCTGGCGATTATGATATATTCAAACAACAATATCCCCAATATTCAGATGCATTAATAAAAAATATTTGGCAAATTTTTAAACCCACTAATGAATCATTATTTTCTACTAACTGGTGGAAAACACAATTACATGAAGATGTCGATGAAATAATGTCTGGCGGGTACCCAACTAAAAAACAAACAAAAAAACATTCTAAAAAAATTAATAAATTAAGAGGATTTCTAAATAAAAATAACAATAAGGAATTTGTATATGATTTTGACAAATTTAACAAAACAGTGTTTGGTGTTCCTTTAAATGAAGGAGGGTTAGGCGGACATATGAATCATCCATATGATCGGTATGATTTAACGTTTAATGACATTAAAGAAATAATATCTCGAGGCTTAACTGGACGATTAGATATAGAGCAATCAGTTACAGAAAAAACAGACGGTCAAAATATATATGTAACATATAAAGATGGACAAGTAAAATTTGCTAGGGGTAAAACAGAACGAAAAACACCATTATCCGTACGGGAATTAACAGAAAAATTCGCAGGACGGGGTGCAATATCAGATGCATTCCGAGAAGCTGGTAATGATTTAAATTCTGCTTTATCTAAATTAGAACCACCCCGTTTAAATAAAATTTTTAAGAATGGACGAGTTTTTGCAAATATGGAAATTATATATCCTAAAACTAGAAATGTTATTTCATATGAAACGGCGGTTCTTCAATTTCATAACTTAACTGAATATGATGAATCTGGAAATGAAATAATGACTGATATGCCAGGCGGGGCATTACTTCAAAAAGCAATACAAGATGCAAATGCACATTTACAAAAAACATTTCAAATTATTCCTCCGCGAGAATTAAAATTAGGCCAAGTAGATAATTTTGAAGATTATCAAGATGCATTATTTAATGAAGTCGACCAACTCAGAAATCGTTACGGGTTAGCAGAAACTGATTTAGTATTGGAATATCACAAAGAATGGTGGAAAGAATTAATCAAAACTAAAGCACGTGAATTAGGATATGATATTCCGGACCAAGTTCTATCTATATTAATTAAACGATGGTCGATTAATGATAAATCATTGAATAAAACTGCATTGAAAAAAATGATTGATAATGAACAATTTTTAAATTGGTTTACTCAAACTGATGATAAATCTAATCTAAAAAAAATTCAATATGAAAATATACAACCATTTGAAAGTATATTTTTAAAATTAGGAGCATTGATATTACAGAATGTAAGCGATTTCCTCGCAGTTAATCCAACCAAAGCAGTTCAGCAAATTAGGAAAGACTTAGCAGATTCAATTCGAATATTAAAATCAAGTAATGATATTAAAAATTTACAATTACTTCGCAAACATTTAGCTCGTATACAATCGATTGGTGGTTTTGATAAAATCGTGCCTTTAGAAGGAATAGTATTCACGTATGGGGGTAATACATACAAATTAACCGGGAGTTTTGCACCCATTAATCAATTGATAGGAGCCCTAAAGTATAGTAGATAATATTTATATATAAAATAAAGAAAATCCATGGCTGAAAAACATAAAAGTAAATATAAATCACCTAAAGATTTAGAAAAATCGCATAAACCAGAAATTCGTAAAAATATAAAAGATTACACAGGTGAAGATGTGCCTAATATGGTGCCTGGTGGCAGAAAAGGAGTTGTACCAAATGTTCCTAGAAAATATGCTACTGATGTAATTGACAATGTAGAAAATATGGTTCCGGATATCAAGGACCGATTATATAAAAAAGTTGAAGAAGGGGAATATTCAGCAGAAAACGCTCAAAAAGTTTTCGAAAAATTACAAATTGAAGACACAGATGGGTTTCTAGAAAAATTAGAACGAATTGACCATGGCGCAATTACTAATTCAATGACCCAACCTGAAAAAGAAGAAAAATTACAAGAGAGGGTAAATCGTTTATCTGCAGAGAATAAAGAACGATTAATTAGAGAATATGTTCGAAGAAAAATCGATATAATGATTCTCGAACAAGAAGAAACCCCAGAAGAAGAAACCCCAGAACCAACTCCGGAACCGGAAGCAACTCCAGAACCAACTCCGGAACCAGAACCAACTCCAGAACCAGAACAAGATGCACCTAAAGAACAAGGCCCAGCAGCTTCATTTCAACAATTTGTAATAAATAAACTAAAAAATTCAAAAAATCCTACTAGCGCAGCTACATCAATTTTCCTGAATATGTTACAAACTACATTAACAAAAGTAGAAGCAGAAACTGGAGCTGAAAGTGATAAACAGTCAATGAAAACTGACATAATAACATGGATGCAAAATAACGGCATTCTATAAAATATATTTAATGGCAAAAAAGAACAAGTTACAAAATATTAAAGCCGTTCAACAAATGATTGACGGCACTCATAAGTTTCAAACTAAAAAAAGCATAGGATTTTCTGATGCTACATCCACAGCAAAAAAATCAGAATATCATGAAATTGGGGACATTTGGGAAGAAATAGATCCAATTACTGGAAATGTTACTATAATAGAGCAACGAGACGGGTTTCGAATTAAAAAAACAAAGAATTCTGATACATTACAGAATGTACGAGATTATATTCGATCATTTCCTAATTGTAGGAAAGAAAAATGTACATGTATAAACCCACATCCTATAGATGAAACAATGCGTAAATCAAATGGAATGTGTTTTGATTGTACTATTGAAATGGAACATGAGTTAAAAAAGCAAGGTAAATTTCATGAATATGCAAAAGATAAAATTAGAGCAAATGCATTAGCATGGTTACGAGATGCAGAGCAAGATGTAGAAATGTTAAAGAAAGTATATACCCAAGCTAATAAAGTAGTTGTTAATTCAGACGGGTTAACAGAAAATATACAAGCACAGATGACACCTGAGGAATTTGAAGAGAAAATTGAAAATGGGTTTAAAGAATACAAAAAGAAATTTATGGACGAATTGGATAAACGAACGAAACATAATGAATAAAATTAAAAAATATTGGAAATATATAATACTTAGTATTACCTCATTTTTTGGAATATTTACTATATTTTTAAAATTATTTTCTAATACAAAATTATCAAAAACCAAACAACAATTAGATGATAATACTAGTAAAATACAAATTATAAAAGGTAAAACTGAATTTATTAACACCGAAAAAACAAAAATAAAATCAAAAATTATACATACTAAACAAAAAATAACAAATTTAATTAAAAATAAAAAAAATATACCTACGAAAAAAAATAAAACAGTTAAAGAAAGTAAATACAATATAATTAAAAAAATCAATAAATGAAATATATTTTAATTATAACAACATTTATATTACATTTAAATGTATTAAGTCAATATTCAGACACCTGCTTTACAGAAAAAGAAATACATTTAATATCAGAAACATTAGATTCATTATATTATATTGATTCCGTTAACAATGAAATAATAAATACACAGCAACAAGTTATAAAGGATCAAGATCATATTATTTATTATGATTCGATACAACAAGTATATTATCAACAACAAATTGATTTATTAAAAAATAATATTGATATATACATTGATCGAGAAAAATTATTACAAAAAAAGTGGTATCAAAAACCAATATTTTGGTTCGCTGGGGGCATTACAACTACATTATTAACAGGCAAAATGATATCAATTATTATACAATAAACTTTATATAAAATAATCATATGGATAAAAAAGATTTAAAATCTATAATACGCGATCAATATATTAAATGTTCTGCAGATCCAATATTTTTCATGCGTAATTATTGTTATATTCAACATCCTAAAAGAGGAAAGATTAAATTTAATTTATATGATTTTCAAGAAAATTCATTGGATGACTTAAAAAATAATCGTTACAATGTAATATTAAAATCTAGGCAATTAGGTATATCTACGTTATCGGCTGGGTTTGCTTTATGGAATATGTTGTTTAATGAAGATTTTAATGTTTTAGTTATAGCAACAACACAAGAAGTTGCAAAAAATTTAGTTACTAAAGTAAGAGTAATGCATGACAATTTACCTAGTTGGTTAAAAGGTACTATTGAAGCTGATAATAAACTTTCATTAAAATTTAAAAATGGATCGCAAATCAAAGCAATTTCTTCATCTAATACAGGAGCCCGATCGGAAGCATTATCATTGTTAATTGTCGATGAAGCTGCATTTATTAGAAATATTGAAGAAATATGGATAGCATCCCAAGCAACATTGTCAACTGGTGGTGGCGCTATTGTATTGTCAACTCCAAATGGTATTGGTAATTGGTTTCACCAGACGTGGGTTGATGGCCAAACAAATCCTAAAACACAATGGAATAATATTAAATTACATTGGACTGTACATCCAGAACGAGATCAGGCCTGGAGAGATGCACAGACACAGTTATTAGGAGAAAAAGGCGCAGCTCAAGAATGTGATTGTGACTTCATATCATCCGGACACACAGTTGTAGATGGATCTATATTACAACGATATGAAGAAAAATGTGAGGATCCTATAGAAAGACGAGGTTATGACAATGCATATTGGATATGGGAATATCCAGATTATTCTAGAAATTATGTAGTAGTAGCAGACGTTGCAAGGGGCGATGGAGCTGACTGGTCAACATTCCATGTGATTGATATACAGAATATAGCACAAGTAGCAGAATATAAAGGAAAAATACCTCCTAAAGATTTTGGAAATATGTTATATAGTGTTGCTACTGAATGGAATAATGCATTGCTAGCAGTAGAAAATGCAAATATCGGATGGGCTGCAATTCAACCATTATTAGATAAAGGATATGAAAATTTATTTTATACATATAAAGATGATGGCTATGTAGATTTAGACGTACAACTCACAAAAGGATATGACGTCAAAGACAAAACACAGATGGTACCGGGGGTTTCGACGACATCAAAAACAAGACCATTAATGATTTCGGCGTTGGAAATGTATATGCGCGAAGGAACTCCTATTATTCGAAGTAAACGGCTTATACAAGAATTATTTGTATTTATTTGGTTAAATGGAAAAGCCCAAGCTCAATCAGGATATAATGATGACCTTGTAATGGCATATGCTATTGGATTGTGGTTACGAGATACTTCATTAAAACTAAGGCAACATGGTATCGAACTTCATAAAAAGTCATTATCGCACTTTACTAAAACCAGCGGAGTAATTTCTACAAATAATCGACAAAATACAGATACGGGGTGGAATTGGAATACTGGGTATGGCGATGAGGATTTAACGTGGTTAATTTGATATTTAACTGATGATATTTTGTATGTTATATTTATATATAAATAAATAGAATATGGCTACATTAAGAAGAAGATTACGTAATTTATTTCAAACAAATGTTGTTGTTAGAGCCTATGGCAAAAACAAATTACGAGTAATTGACACAAATAAATTACAGTCATCTGGTAATTTAGCACAAAGCAAAATTGCTGATAGATATACAAGAATGCATGGGACGAACCGCCACTCCGTAGGAGGAATGGGTGGATATGATTCAAATTATTACATGCACCAGAATCGAATGCAGTTATATACTGATTTCGAAATGATGGATAAAGATCCGATAATTAGCTCGGCATTAGATATATATGCTGATGAATCTACATTAGCCAATCAATTCGGCGAGATTTTAACTATTAAAACTGAAGATACTCGAATTCATAAGATACTTAATAATTTATTTTATGATATATTAAATATAGAATTTAATTTATGGCCGTGGATTCGTAATATGTGTAAATATGGAGATTTCTTTTTAAAATTGGATATCGCAGACGAGCTTGGCATTGTTAATGCGCGACCATTTTCTAGTTACGAAATGGAGAGATGGGAAGAATTCCGAGAAGATACAGGAGAATATGAAATTGAATTTCATCATGTATCAAATCCAGAAGAAAAATACGACGTTTTTGAAATTGCTCATTTTAGATTAATTTCAGATTCAAATTTTCTGCCATATGGTAGATCTATGTTAGAAGGAGCTAGAACAGAATTCCAAAAATTAACTATGTTAGAAGATGCAATGCTTATTCATCGAGTAATGCGAGCTCCAGAAAAACGAATATTTAAAGTTGACATTGGTAATATTCCACCAAATGAAGTTGATTCATTTATGGAACAAATGATTAACAAAATGAAAAAAGTTCCACATGTTGATCAAAAAACCGGTAATTATAATTTAAAATTTAATCTTAACAACATGTTAGAAGATTTCTTTTTACCAGTTCGTGGAGGAAATTCTTCTACCGAAATTGCTACATTGCCAGGCATGGAATTTACTGGAATTGACGATATTGAATATGTTAAACATAAAATGATGGCTGCATTAAAAGTACCTAAGCCATTCCTAGGATATGATGAGGGTGTAGAAGGAAAATCTACATTGGCATCAATGGATATTAGATTTGCTAGAACCATCGAACGAATTCAAAAAATTATTCAATCAGAATTATCAAAAATAGCAATAGTTCATTTATATACACAAGGATATGAAAATGAAGATTTAATTAATTTTGAATTGGAATTAACAGCTCCATCAATTATATATGATCAACAAAAAGTTGCATTAATGAATGAAAAAATTCAACTTGCAACTTCAATGAAAGATAGTAAACTAGTGTCAGATCGTTATATATATGAATATATATTTAATATGTCAGAAGAACAATGGTTGCAAGAGCGCAATGATGTAGTTGAAGATTTAAAACTAAGATTTAGACAGAATCAAATCGAACAAGAAGGAAATGATCCTACATTAACAGGCGTATCATATGGAACTCCACATGATTTAGCTTCGATGCATATGTCATCAGATAGCGATGATAAAGGCGGAAGACCACCCGAAGGACCTAAATCTGGAACACATAAAAACGCATTCGGATGGGATCCACTAGGCATTAAACAAATCAAACAACATGTAGATTCAAAAAATCAAAAAACTACATTTCAGCCTGATTCTAGAGGAAGTAGACGAGCTAGTGTCAGTTCTCCATATAATATGCGCAAAGAAAATATTGATGTATTAAAAAAGATTAATAATAAAAAAATAGCAAATCAAATGTTGTATGAGACAACTAAACAAGATAAAGATCACGGCACATTGTTAGATGAAACTAATATTTTATAACTGTATTGATATTTATAAATAAATAAATCTAGAACTGAATACTAGAAATGAAAAAAATTAAACATTCGAAGTACAAAAACACCGGAATTTTATTTGAAATGTTAGTTAGAAAACTAACATCAGAAACATTAACTTCAGATAAAACGATTGCATTAGATATAATTAAAAAATATTTCGGTAAGAATACAGAATTAGCTAAAGAATTACAATTATACAATTCTCTAATTAAAGAGCAACAAAAATCAGAAGCTCGCGTTTTAGATTATATTGTAGAAGCTCAAAAAGCATACCGTAAATTAAATCAAAGTGTATTGCGTAGACAAAAGTATAATCTCGTAAAAGAAATTAAAGAAAATTTTTCATTTGATTCCTTAGCTAATTCTCGTATACCTAATTATAAAGTATTAGCTTCAACATATATATTATTTGAATATGCAGAACATGCATCTATTAAACAACTATCACAATGTAAAAATGTAATATTAGAACATGTATTAAAAGACTCTACAAAAAAATCATCTGTTGATAATTTATATGAAGAATTCAAAACACAATCTAATGATACGAGGCTATTAACATATAAATTACTTGTAGATAAATTTAATACGAAATATACTAACTTATCAGAAGCTCAGAAAAATCTATTAAACCAATATATTACTCATGTTAATGATACCAATTCATTGAAGTCATATATTAAAACGGAAATACCAAAAATTAAACGACAATTAAAAGAACATGTTTTACAAACAAAAGATGATGTTGTTCGCATAAAAATAGAAAATTTAGCAGAAATGCTTTGCAACGTAGAAAATATGAAAGTTATAAAAGAGTCTCATATATTATCACTTTTACGATATTATGACCTTGTCGACGAATTAAACCAAGTTCACCAATGAAATATTTAATTGCAGAAATGAAACGAAAATTTGAAAATATAAATAATATTAATGAATCTAGAAAGCCTGATTTTTTAGACTTTGATAACGATGGCGATATAGAAGAGCCAATGGTAAACGCGTTAGATGACAAAAAAGAAGCAGCATGGAAGAAATTCCAAAAAGATAACCATGTGACTAGTAAAACTATTAAAGTTGCTCGCAGAGATTTTGAAGAAGAATATGCAAAAACCAAATCTATTGATAGTGATATAGATGAACAGTCGGTTACCGGAGGAATTGCCGGATACCAAACGCCACATGCATTTTCCAACAGAAAAAAACCTAAAAATAAAATGAAATACCCAGGCGTTGCTGAAGCAATGGAATTAAAATACGAACAACTTATCGAAGGATATCGTACCTATTCAACATCTAATCCTAAAATAACACCCGAACAAAAAGTTAATAATACTATAATAGATGTTTCGAAAAAATTACGCGAAATTGAAGAAGCTGTACGTAACGCAAGTAGATTAAAAGAAGAAAGCGGCATAACACGGGAAGGTTATAAAAAACGTACGAATACTGCACTAAATACGATATCAGAAAGATTAAATACTATAGCAGAACGAGTTAGAAATTTAATGCAATAACATCATGACAAAACAACTTATACAAGATTTTATACCATTTACGCCATTAAATATATTAAATGAATCATCTGCTAATATATATGGTGTTGATGGGTCATTTATAGTTGAAGGCATTCTTCAGCGAGCTGGAGCTAAAAACCAAAATGGTCGTGTATATCCAAAACATATACTAGAGCGAGAATGTAAACGGTATGAAAAAGAATTTATACATCAGCACAGAGCTTTAGGAGAATTAGATCATCCAGAATCACAAGTTGTTAATTTAAATAATGTATCACATAACATTTTAAAAATTTGGTGGAAAGGCGACGATTTATGTGGAGCTTTACAAGTTTTAGATACGCCATCTGGTAAAATATTAAAATCATTATTTAAAGAAGGAATACGTTTAGGAATATCATCTCGAGGGTTAGGTAGTGTTAAAGAACTTCGCAATGAAAATATAATGGAAGTTCAGCCAGATTTTGAATTAATTTGTTGGGATGTAGTATCAAATCCATCAACCCACGGGGCTTTTATAGCACCAAAAAATGAAAAACAATATCAATTCGAATCAGCTGGTCATCAACATCAACCAAGTCAATATCATCATGTGCATGAAATAATTACTTCTATTTTATGTGAAGATGGAAAGTGTAGAATATAAATATAATAAAAGAAACAATATGAATAGCAACTTAGACTATGTACGATCAATATATAAAGAACAAAAAGGCGATTTTAAAAAACAATATGAATCCAAAGAACAACATATTCCGGTAACTACAGAAGAAAAACGTCGGTTCATGGAAATGGTTATGCGTATGGAAGAATACGGACAACAAATGTTTGGTGAAGGTAGAAAAATGTCTGAGCAGTGTTCGAATTTGCGTGAAATGGTTGAAATGGCACAACGCATAACAACGGAGTTAACTGAGTCAGATGAAATGCAATTTGAAAAAGTTTCATTAAAACGAGAATTGAAACGAGTAGAAGATGATTTAAAACTCATGGAAAAAAGTTGTAATGAAGCGGATATGTTGGTAGAACGAGCTATGAGAGCATATGAAAATATGAGTTATGGTATGAATCGATTATTTGGTAAATAATTAGGATATTTATATTAAGTTTTAATATATAGAAGAAACGAATATGAACAAGAAACGAAATACATATAAGGAATTTTTTGGATTAACGGAACAGAATAATTCAAAAATACCAAAACCAGAAGACATTGAACAAACAACACAAGCTATAAAAGATTTAGGGGATGCAATGAGCGATGCCGGTCTAACTGAAGCTGAATTAGAAGAAGCAGATCTCATCAACAACATTACAGACTACAACGGCGGAGTTCAATACATGCTTCGTGATGCGGCTATGGCAGAAAATGTAGCAAAAGAAATCAAACAATTTGCAGCTAAGAAAAAAATATATCCAGTTAAACACGTAAAATCAAAAAGTGGTAAAGCTGGATATTTTTATTTTCGATTAGGCGAAGATACGGCAAAGGAATCTCAACAACTACAAGGTTATTTTTCACAGAAGCCAGAAATAAAATATTTTCGTTTCAAAGTAATGCAAGAGGAACAACCACAAAAAAATAGAAACATATAAACGAGTTACATGAATAAAAAACAGAAATTACATCAAACTATAGTGCCAGGAAATGTATTAGGTGTCCGGGTTGTTGATCGGGATATTGAATATGCGTTAAAACAATTTAAGCGACGAGTAAAAAAATCAGGAATATTGCAAAAAACATATGATCGAAAAGAATTTATTAAACCTAGTGTTATTAAACGAGCAGAAAAATCAAAGGCAGCATTCATACAACAGATTCGAAGCCGGGAGCAATAAATTACACATTAACTAATCATCTATATTGGCCCTAACAGAAAAAGTTAGGGCTTTTTATTGTTTTTTTTTGTGCTATATTTATATTAGAATATTTGTTTAATTGAATAAAAATGCTTAAATTTAAGAATAATAATAATTTAAAAACATAATACGAATGAAAAAGAACATTTTAGTAGAAAACATGAAGCGTTTCAACACGAAGAATCTAAATGAAAACATCGAAACAAATTCAGATTTTATAGAAACAGTAGAGACCATCATGGTAACATCTTTAAAAGGTGAAAACATGACTGATATGATTCTTGCTGAATTAGGTGACTTTTATAATGATGTTACTGCCAGTAATAATAACGAATTAAAACAATTGTATAAAAACCTTAGAATGACTGCAGATGAATCACCTAAAATTCAATCTGCTGCAGCTATTAAACTATTTAATTATTTACATACTAAAAAATATATTAAAAAGTCTCCTGAAGAAATGGCAATGAAGGAACTTATAGCTAGAATTGAAGAATTAGAGAAAGGAAAATTTTCAAATGAAAATGCTAGAGAATTAAAAGATTTAAGAGCAGAATTAAGTTATAGACAAAATTTTAAAAACTAAAATGACCGATTATGGGCCCATAAGAGTTCCTAATGAGTCATAAAATAATAGAAACTATGACATTTAACATTTAAAAAATCTATTAGAATTGAGCCTTAGCAGAAAAAGTTAGGGCTTTTTTACTGTTTTTTTGTTCAGTGCCATATTTATTATTAGAATACGCTATTCACCCCTATATAGCGTCTAGAAACAATTATAAAATATTCTATTAAGATTTCAAATAATCTTATTTCCACAAAAAAAAATTTAAGGAGAAACAAATTATGGCAAAAACAGATTTGCTGAAAGAAGCAATTGCCGATGCTAAAGCAGTTAAAGAAACTGCAATTGCTAATGCTAAAATTGCGTTAGAAGAAGCATTCGGATCACGTTTAGAAAGTATGCTCGGTGCAAAACTATCTGAACAACTCGATGATGAAGAAGCTGAATTAGAAATGGCAGCTGATGAAGAAGATGTAGCAACAGAACCAGAAATGGATCTAGATGAACCAGACATGGAAATGGATGATTCGGAAATGGACGACCCTACTGCAGTTAGAGTAGGCGTAGATTTAGACATGGATGGATCATATGACATCGAAGGTGAGCTAGGCGGTAATAATGAAATGGACATGGATGAACCAGACATGGAAATGAATGATTCGGAAATGGATATGGATGAACCAGACATGGAAATGGATGATTCGGAAATGGATACGGAATTAGACGCAGAGCTTGACGAAATTATTAAAGAGTTAGAAGAAGGTATGTATGAAGAAGAAGATGTTGAAGAACAAGTACGAGATTCAGCAGGAGACGACGGCGATGGTATGATAGAAGAAGATATCGATGCAATTATCGAATCAATTTTATCTGAAGAAGAAGTTGAAATGGATGACGAAATGGATGACGAAATGGATGAAGGTTCATATAAAATGAAAGAAGAACTAGACGAAGCATATTCAGTTATCAAACAACTACAATACACTATCAATGAAGTTAATCTTTTAAATGCAAAACTTCTATTTACTAATAAATTATTCCGTAACTTCGAATTGAATGAATCACAAAAAATGAAAGTGATTGAAAATTTTGACAGAGCTGCTAGCACTCGAGAAGTTAAATTAGTATTTAGCACATTGAGCGAAAGTTTTAAACGACCTACTAAATCTAAAAAACGAATAGTTAAAGAAGGTTATGCTTCAAAACCTGTTACAAGCACAGCACCTAAAAAAGAAATTATTTCTGAAAGTGTTGAGTTTGCAAATCGTTGGAAAAAATTAGCAGGGTTAATTTAAATTATTAAACAATAAAAAAGAAAACAAAAAAATGAATGTAAACAGTCTTTTAGAGGCAAAAGCTCCAAATCAAACAATTGCAGCAAAACCTCTAGTACAAAAATGGCAAAGAACGGGTCTATTAGAAGGACTTCGTAATGAAACCGAACAAGCCGGAATGGCTCAGTTGCTTGAAAATCAAGCAAGACAATTAGTAAAAGAAGCTTCACAAACTGGCACTGCAGAAGGATCTGAAGAATGGGCTGGTGTAGCACTTCCATTGGTAAGAAGAATTTTTGCTGAATTTGCTGCAAAAGAATTTGTATCAGTACAGCCAATGAATTTACCATCTGGTCTAGTATTTTACTTAGATTTCAAATACGGCACAAATCGCCCAGGATTTGATGATGATAACACCGATCCGGTATCAGCAAATGGACACCCATTTGGAAATGCAGAATCATCTGACTCTTTATTTGGTATTACTAATACATCAGATGACCCATCCGGTGGACTTTACGGAGCAGGTCG